ATCGTAACTATATATCCACTGGCTGCCCTGCTGTGTCTCACTCATTGATGTCTTTAGTTTTAATCCGTTCTTGGAGTCCTTTATTACTAATATGTTACTCGTTGTACCTAACCTCGTGTTACTCCTGAACTCTATGTGCACCACATCACCTATATTCCCACTCGTCGTTGGCGTGCCGCCTATTGAGGTGATAAGCTCGTCTCCGTTGCTGTTTAGATAGTCACCTGTAGCTGTGCAGGAAACTGCTGTATAATTTACGCTCGTTGTCACTGTAGCTGTCCCATCCGCATGACCTGTGGCTGAAGCTGTCACTGTGGTATCGTTTGAAAGACCATCCGAAGCGCCTGTCTGGTCACTTACCGTAAGTGTTACTGTTGTGCTTGCTCCAGGTGCAAGGGTTACACTTGTGCTGCTTAAGGTTGATGCAAAATTGGTTGTATCACTGTCAGTGATGCTTAATGTAAATGTCGTGTCATCATAGATTGCAGAGTCGTTGTTCGTTATGGTTACTGTGTAGTTTACGCTTCCGTTTGCTGTCTTTATTGTCTGGCTTAATGGTGTAATGCTTACCGTAGGTGCATTTATGCCGCCTATGTCTACATTTGTAAGTTCACCACCTATATACCATGACTTATGCACACCAAGTTGCTTCTGGAAGTTTTCAAGTCTAACCTTTAGTTCATTATCGTTAATATAACTATCATATGTAAAATATCCATTAGTCCCTCCAAGTTTAACATCTATGCCTATAATCCTGCCTCCATAAGCACAGGCTAAATCATCACCAAGATTAGCTCCTTCAACTCCAACATTTACATTTATCAAATAAACATTTGCACCATCTCCAGCAAGTATTCCATTATCACCACAGTTATAAACAGCACAGTCTTTCATAAAAACATAATCTCGGGCACAGACAACTCCATCTCTACTAGAACTTGATGTCGTTCCATCATTTTCAAATGTGTTAGCTATAAATACCTTTTTAGTTCCTGATGAACCTCCGAAACACGGAGCATTATAAACAGTCTTCCAGATACATCCTTTAAATGATGTTGCATAAGAATAACCACTTGACCAATGCCCTGTAGTACTAGCAGTGTCTTTAAATTCAAGATTAGCAACTATGTAATAATTATCACCACTTTGATAAACCTGATAAGGGGCACCTGCAAAATCAATTTTAGTTCTATTTTTACTGTCTGCATTCCAATTCGTCTTGGTTATTGTCCATCCCGTATCATCAATTGCCTGTGCTTCGGAATAATAAAAGTCTTCTTTAATTGTAGATGATGCACCTGTAGCAGTTGCTCCTAAATATGGTCTGTCTATATAAATAATCTGATTTGTCTCATCAATCTTTGTAATGAAATACCACCTACCATCTGTATCATTTTTGATGTAACGAGCCTGATGGGCAGACCTCGTAACTGTGATAAAAGGATTTGTTACCTGATTACTACCGTGAGTCCAGTCAGCAGTAAGTGCCTCCGCTGCATTAGGCCACCCTATCACCCTGATAGGTAAGCCAGCAGAACCATCATAAAATAAGAGTATGTCAGCAGTAGGCATCTCTGCAACATTCCGCCTTATCCACACTGTATCACCAGCAGTTAGCCCCCCTGCTTCAAGAGCATGTTTTATAGTAGCCCAAGCTGCATCCATAGTTGTGCCTGAGTTTGTATCAGAGCCATTTACTGCATCTACAAAATAATTAGCCATTCCTTATGCCCCCTTCATAAGTATCATTGCTTTCTTAAAACTCTCTGAAAGTGTCTGCTCATCTGGCTCAGGTGGAACATTCAGATCATTTATCACTTTCTGAAGTTTTGCATCCACATCTGTTTGAGTTGGTTCACTATCCCAATAGCAAATAAAAGTGTGAACTACATTACCACTATTGTCATAGATTTCATATATTGCATCAAAGCCACTTCTGCCAACCGATGGTCTTCTACCAACCTCTTTGTATGTCATTTCACAACTCCCTGAAAGCCAGTTCTTGCAAGTAAAGCCTCGTAAAGTGCCTGCTTTAATCCAGCATAGATGTCCTGCTGTGCAATTGTATATTGGGTTGCCTTTGCCATAATATCCTGCACTTCTTGCCCTGTAAAAGTATCCACTTCACCTTTTTTCTTAACAATGAATTGCCCAAGCGCATCAAATATGCCTTTGTCATACATGATGTTTACAACCAGTGCTTCAGTATCCACTGCAAAGGCTGTTATCTTTGCTCCTTTATATATCTGTGTTTCAACCTGTTCTTGAGTGAATTCTACTGGCATCTCACACCTCCATCATAAGTTTTTCATAATCTATCTTTGTTGGTCTTACTTTATAAAACACCGTCCTGAAAAACCCTCCACAGGCAAGCACAAAGAAGTGGGAAGGTTTTATAATATCTATCGGTAACTGTGTTAGCCTTCCAATGGACTTAAAGCACTGTAATGTCAGTTCTGCACAATTGTAATATTCTGCCTTTTGTAGTCTCTTGTTAATTACATGCCCAATTAAACTCCAGACATCATACCATCTGCCCACCATATCACAGGCAGTGATTACAAACTTCCTTCTCTCATCATCATTCAATGGAATAGCAGGTCTTAAAACTGCAACTCTATGCTTGCCTTGAAAGTAATTACTGATATGCCCAAACCTGATTTTAGGCACAGTTGCCTCAACTGTTGAACCATTAGCATCAATTACAGGCTCCACATGGGAAAACATCTTACTCCACACAGTGATTGCCTCACTGATAGGATTGCCAAATCTCTTAACTATTATGACATCACCTATCTGAAGCATCCTCTAACCTCACACAGTTTTCAGGTGTTGTATTCTTATATCCCGCAAGGTCTGCAAGTGGAGTTCCATCTGCATTAGTAGTAGGCGCATCCCAGCTGAGTGTTATATCTGCACATTCAGCAGTGGCAATCAAAAGTCCAAGAAAGAATCCTATCAAAACAAAAACCCAAAACCATGCAAGTTTTGTGTTAGGCTTTTTCATTGCTTCCCCCAAATTGTTCTCTTAAAACACTCGTCAGGTCAAAGACCTGTCCTTTATCATCTGTGAACAGTATATGCGCAATATATCGTCCATACTTACCTTTCTTATCCTTCTCAGTATGAACATATACTTCCTTATTAAGTATTGCCTTCTCCACAAAATCTTTCACTTTCAATCCTTCTTCTTTTTCCTTCCCAAATATCTCTGGAGTATCAATATCTGCAAGTCTCACTCTCACTTTGTGAAAGATATTAAATCCTAAATCCACTACAATATCAAAAGTATCCCCATCAACTATATGCACTACCTTGCCTCTGTAATAGTAAAGCATCACTTATCTCCTCCTATAAACTTATTCATAAATTTCTCATTCATTCTATGCCCGAAATACCAGCTAATCACCATAATGGTCATGTAAGTAATAGCCGTTACCAGTTCAGGCACTTTCTGAATAAATTCCTGTGGTTTCTGCTGGTAAGCAATTACTCCCAGAGTAGCAGTAATGCCTACAAGTGCATAGGCAAGTAATGGTCTTACACTCATCCTCAGGGCATCAATAAATGCAAAAAGCACAGCCACCACAGGTCTTATCCAATCTGGCAAATACTGCATGTAGCTTTCCATAAAGAGGGGTCGTTTTTCTGTGTCATAACTCTTTACCAGTGCTTCTGCATCTGCCTTTGCCTGCTCAACTTTTATCTTTGCCATTGCCTCCTGCACTCCTGCTTGTGATTTTGCTTTTATCAGAGCAATCTCATGCTCCTGCTTTGCCTTGAGTGTTTTATAGTTCAAAATACCTGTTCCTATTGAACCTATAATTCCTGTTATAGAGCCAAGTATCCCGCCAGTTGCCACATTTCCTATGATGTCAAGTAATCCCATTCCTCATACTCCTCTGTATATTGCTGAATTTCTCTGTCAAGTTCTTTTAGCTTCTCCATCTCCCTTGCTTTCCATCTCTTTTCAATTCCCATCTTGTGAGGTTTACAAAGTTTACAAGACCTTTTCTTTTTCTTGCAATTCTTTCTCATAACTTACCACCTCTGTTTTTAAAAGCATCTGCCCCTTTATTACCCACATAAAGCAATGTAATCATGCCTGCAAGCTGTAGTGGAATGTCAGGAATGCTGTGAAATCCACTTTTCCACATCACTACCATTGCACTTATCATATAGAAACATAACAGGATAAAGCTCACTATTCTTGAAAAACTCAGCTTACCATCATGCTCTCTAAACATTTCTATCCCCTTCTATCTTTAAAACCCTCAATCTCTTTTTCAAATTCCTTTGCCCTGTCATTTACATCATCCATAAATTTCTTTACCTTTTGGTTCTCCTTATAGAGCATAGATAGCACTTCACCCACAATAATTAAAATCATTAAAAGTTTGATTAAAGTATCCATGTCTTGTTGCCTCCATAGAAGTAGTCATGCTTGATAATCTCTCTAAAATGTTCAATGTCAAAGTTAGGGCAAGTTTTGCCCTCTTTCTTACCTATCTCAGTCTCTCTATGTCCAAGAATGCTATCTGGTTTAAGATTATACATCGTCATTAAACCCATAAGTAAATCATAAAGACTGTTCATCTGTTTGGGAGTAAAATCCTTCACACCTATCAGACACACACCAATTGACTTATCATTATATCCAAGTGCATGAGCTCCTACTTCAAGGTCTTCAATGAATGTATCCTCATCAAGGTATCTGCCACATTCAATCTGCCCATCAAGACAATCAAGTTTCATTCCCTTTATAGGCGCACCATTGAGTATCACAAAATGATACCCAATATCTCTAAACCCTCTTTTCAAGTGCCAGTTTCTTATCTCTCTTGCACACCCAAACTCACTGTCTGAGCAATGCACTATAATATTTTCAATTCTTCTTTTCGCCATTTCTCTCCACACACCCTGCATTTTTCATTTGTAAACATTGGTAAACAATACCTCTTTTTATCCAGAAAACATCTAAATGATTTCTTAATCATCTTTATTCTGAAAAGTTCAAACTGTTTATACGACATTTCTAAACACACCCTCCATGGCATCCATCACATCCCTTATCCCCCTTCCATTGGGGTTTAGTGTCTTTTGGTTGTTTCATGAACTCTCTCAGGTCATTTCCACAGTTAAAGCAGTAGTTCATCTTGAGTCTATGTATCTCAGTCCGTCCATCTGCCTTAAACTCCTCAAACTGCATTCCTTCAAGCCCCAAATCCCTGAATAAGTAACAGCAAAAATTGTAATCATTAGCAGGTTTTCTTAAACCTATTTGTCTTCCACAATGTGGGCAGAAGTTTAAATGCAATCTACTACCCACATAAATTCCTATCTCCTGTTCAATAAACTCCTCAAAATCCCCCTCAAGGAACAATTTACAACACCACTGTAAATCTGCCAATAATTCCTCATAAAGCTCTATTTCTTCCCACCATTTCATTGTATTACCTTAGCTATAATGTTCAATATAAAACTCAATCCTGCAAATATTCCTCCTACAACCATAAGAGTAACAATAAGTTCCTTTCTTGAAACCTTACCCTCAAGTATCCCATCTATTCTCTCAATGTCATGTTTTTCTGCCTTCTGATTCTCAAGCTCTCTTAATCTATTAATTATCTCAGTATGAGATTTATACATTCTATTCATTTCCTGTCTCAAACTATTTACTCCTTCAATCAATGCCTCCTGTTTAGACAGGATTTTAAATATTCCCTTTACATCCTGCTTGAGTTCTCTAATATCCGTTTCAAGTTTATGTAGAAGCTCCTCTGTCATACTCAATCCCCCTCTGGTAGAAAAACTGATGCTCCTTCTACGGGTTCAAGCACCAAATAATAACACTTTCTTGCCCAGCATGGATAAAACCACACAGACTCTCTACAGAAGTCAGGTGGTTTCTCTGTTCCACAACTACAGCTTGCCCCAAATACCAAAAATGTCTCAGGTTCTATTATTTCAAGCTCATGGCTCATGCTTTCTCTTTTACCTCCAATGCAATTCCCAGAGCGTGTGGGCATGAGAGATACTCTCTGTTATCACAATTTCCACACATAATTCCTTGTAGTGTCCTTGATATATCCTTCTGACTCACTCCCTGTCTGATAGCAAGTGAAATCACTCTACCAAGTGCTTCAAGCATTGCTCTGCTGCACGAACCTGACTTACCTAAATGACTGAAACATTCCTTCACTTCACCATCAAGATAATTAAGTGTGATGTAAATAAACCCACAGGGTGTCTGAAATCTTGGTGTTTCTCCTTCAAGAATATCTGGTCTCATAAATTCTAATCCTCCTCTGGTTTAAATCCCAAAAAACCTATAGCATCCTTTGAGATGTCTGGTTCATCTGTGCCATCATCATCTTCAAGCCACAGTATTGCAAGTAGTATCCCTATCAACAACCATTTTACCTTGTTCATAAAACTCCTTTTCCTTCATATCTGCACAGGCTTCACAATAAACATAATATACATTACCAATTCTAAATGCTGTTACTGCCTTATATCTATGACATCTGCAACAAAGCATATTGAAAACTTTTTCAAACTATTACAGGTTCTACACTAACAATGTTTTTCCCTGCAACATGCACCTTAATATATCCTAATTCCACTGGGTCGTATTCTTTTAATTCAGCATAAGTAGATGCACCAATTAGAGATGTCTTATGAAAACCACCAGTGCTACCATACCATCTAAGGTCTGGAGGTATATATTCATCATCTGAGCCAGCATGTGTGTATCTCTGCCTGATAGAATCTTCATCATCTGTTAGATACAAAGACTTTTCTGGCTCAGCTACAATTAACTTATGCACATGAGCTTTAAAAAGAGCAATACAATCTCCAAAAGCATTTTTAAGATGCCTTTTTAGTATTAACTTCTCATTCGCCTGTCTCCGTATTGGGTCATCAGCAGCAGAGGATATAGCCTTTGTGCCATGTCTATAATAAAGTTTAAACCTTGTATTACCACGATGGTCTTTTACAACTAACTTAACTGCTCCGTTAAATCTGCCTTCAACATGAGGCAGTTTTTTCTTACCATTTATTCCTTTTAAATTCATTGACAGGTAACCTATAATGTCAAAAATACGGAAGACCCTTAATTCATGGTTACCACCTATTAAACAAACAATCTTACCATCTATTTGTTTCAGTTTCTTTCTCACATATTCTGCCTGTTTAAAAGGTGTATTATCAGCTTGATGAACTCCTACCTGAAAGTGAGGATGGTCAACATATATTGTTTCACAGAAATCGCCACCTCCTATAAAGAAGGCATTTTTTGTTCTCTTTATATCATCAAGCATTTTTTGTATGCCTTCTTCATAGCAAGCTATAGTGCCAATATGAAAATCGCTGCCTAAAAACAAAGTAAACTCTGATGGAAATTTCTCGCTTATCAAAAGCATAATCTGTGCTCTTTCCTCCTACAAAAGTAACATATTTGTTTGCCAGTGTCAAAATCTTCATGTAACTTCCTGCCACAACAATTACATCTATCAGGTAACTGTTTATAATGCTGTCTTTTCTTATATGTATGCAATACCCCTTGTCTTAGATGATGTTTACATCTAATTCTATTAGACATTGCGGGTCTTGAGCAATCAACACACAATCCTTGCTCCCTATGTCTATGTTTATAATAAATATTACCCACCTGTCATATCTCCAAGTGCATGCTGATAGTTTACCTCAAAAGTAATAGCCATGCCTTTTATTCCTTTAGAGGGGTCAACAAAGAAAAATTCAGTAGCAATTCTTTTAGTATCAAGTGCATATCCACCTCGTCTTACATCTTCATACATCTTGGAATGAATATCTTTTAATAAATCCTCAAGATTATTTGTCTTTGTCCATACTTCAGCCACTATATGCCAGGACCATCTTTCAGACCCAATTGGGCTTTCTATTCTTGTCTCAGAGTCTGAATAAATAAAAATACAGGGGTAAGCCACTGTGTCTATATCAGGCAGATTTCCTTTTTCCAGTTCTACACTACCAATGCCTGAAATACTCTGCAACACAGTCTTTATATTGTTCAGTATATTCTGTCTTTTTGTCATTCTTCAGCCCACTTTCTTAAGTAATTATTCACAAGTCTGGCATAGGTCCTCTTATACCTCTCAAGAAACATTGGAATATTCACCCTTGAAGGCACTTTAACCTGTGAAGCTAATCTAAAATAAGGCAGAAATCTTCCTGCTCTGTCTATTTTACCTATATAAGGAAACCTCACTACAGAGTTTCTGCCCAGTTGTCTTGCAGTCATTTTAGGAACACCTCTGGCATCCAGTGCCCGTTTAAGTGGAATAGTTAAAAATCTGGCTCTTTTAGGTCTGATAGTAGTAATCTTTCCATGCCCTGTAACATCAAAATGCACATGAGCATATCTATTAGCTTTTCTACTTTTGCCTATAGTAATAGGTGCAACAATGGTATCAGATTCATGATATACTTTTTGAGTCATTATACTCTCGGCAAGTCTTCCAGTTCGTCTAATTAGATAAGGTCTTCCAGAGAATGCTTTTTTCTTTAGATAACGGGCAAAATATCTTGCTCCTTCCCTTGAAGCATTCTCCATGTAAGGAAGGATTATCCTGGCTTTATGCTCTATATATGCTACTGCATCCTTTACATCTACTGATAATCTAATAAACATTTGGATATCTCCTATACTGCCTTAGTATTCTTCTTACTTCTGGCAGTAACTCAGTAGGAGAATCCACAGTGATAGACCCATCTGGCATCGAAACGGATGTAATCCCTACATCATTTCTTCTTCTAAATTCAAATGCAGTCTGTAATATACAGGCTCTCTGTAGGGCATCAGGCACTTGAATTACACCATCTGTGCGAACTGTATAGCCTCCAGTCCATATAATTTTAACTGACTTAGGAAGACTTACAGTAGGTGCAGTAACAAACTCAATTAATCCATCTTCTTCCCATACATAGTATTCACTATCTTTTGTATAAGTAGTGCCCAATACCGTTACTTCCAAATTGGCCGATAGGTCAATAGGATAGGCGGGCAGATAATAGTATTTTCTGCCACCATTGTAATAGATGGTTCTTTCTGCCTTACTGAACTCTCTGTTACAGAAATTCTCAAAACGGGCAGTTAGCCCAGTAATTATTTCATCAATCAGCTCATAATACCTGGCAGAATCCCCACCTAAATACCTAAAAACCTTTTCAGGCTCAACAAGTTTCATTTTTATTTATTTTCAGCCTTCTTAATTGCTCTATCCATGACCTTATCACTTTTGGCCATGCTTTTCTTCTTAGGTGCCCTTTCTAAAACCTCCACTTTCCAGGACTGAGACTTATAAGTCTCCTCATCAATATCAACAATCTCACCCTCTTCATATCTTCTGGTATTGCCCACAAAAAGAACATAACCTCTTTTTACTTTAACTTTCATTATGCCTCCTTTCAAAAGTAAAATTAAGGGGCAGACAGCATCTGCCCCTTAATTTTTATCCTTAGTTAGTTCTTGCATCTGAGCATAAGCAGAATGATTCAGGATGTCTTACTGCAATGTCCACTTCCTGAATCACTCTAATCCAGAGCTGGTTGTTAGCAAAGGCAGCATCCTCAGAAGCCTTAATCTCAAGACCACCCCACTGACCAATTATAAGCTCCTGCCAGTTACCGAAGTAAACCTCGGTGCAGTCAGTGCTTGTGCCCTTGGTCAGATTGGTAGGAAGCTGTGTGGTGGTAAGCCACTTGTAACCAGTGATTTCCTCAATCTTATTATCAGCCATAGGAACTACAACATAATCACCACCAGTATCACCAGAGAACTGGGCAACTTTCTGCTTTTTGAGCTTGCTAACAATCTTTGGATGGGTGATGAATGCCAGTGAGCCCCGAAGTGCATTGTCTGCCTCAAGCTCATACTCCATGTCAGCATAGTGATCAAAGGTAAAATCACCACCATTTGCGCCAATGGCTATTGTGTTAATACCCGATACCTGACTTACACCTGTGGGCTGGTTTCCACCAGTTCCACGAAGGGCGGCATAGTCAATCAGAAGAGCTATTGTCTGAGCAAGGTCTTTCCTAATCATATCTTCAACTGAAGGATTAGACAGCCTGAGCAGTCTGTTTGAAAGCACAATAAGGGCAGCTGCCTGTTTTGGTGTTAACTGAATCTGACCAAAGGTAGGGTCGCTGGCGGTTATGGCTGCATTTTCAGCTACCCAGTAACCAGTTGCGCCACCTGTCTGCTTGGGTATCTCAACTGGAGAGCCTGAAAGATTGTCCATAACAGTAGCACCAGCAGCCATTACAACAGAATTTGCTCTCAGCATCTCAATCATATCTGTAATAGCCTCAGCAGGAACAAGATAACCACCCTGACTACCTGTGCCAGTATTCAGGTCTTTGGTGTTCATGAAAACTTCCCTCTCAAACTCAGCACCTGTCCAATCATTAGCTATGATAGCCTTGATGGCTTTGAACAGTGAGAATTTCTGTTTTTCATCTTCCAGACCAGGAAGGGAAATCTTGCCCTTATGGGTTCTCTGGTCGATGTCTTCTACTTTGGTCTCCAGAAGAACCAGCCTTTCATTAAATGTTTTGATACCATTCTCAATTCCATTGAGTTTTTCAATAACCGTTTTCATTTTCATACCTCCTTTAATTCAAAGGTTTGTGTTCATGATTTTATACAGCCACAACAGAAATCATAAGGCATATTGCCAATGGCTATGCCTCTTTAGGATTAACCAGTTTCTCTATCTCATCGAGTTTCGAAAACATCCTTTCTACATAGGTATCCTGCTGCACAGTATCATCATTCTGCATGTTTTTGAAAGCATTTTCAATAAACTCTTTGATTTCATTAAACTGCTTTTCAATCAGATGCCCAACATATCCACGATAGGCATGGTCAACACCATGGTCTATCAGAGATTTGATTAACTCTGCCTCTCTTTCTTCAAACATTTCCTCAAGCATCAGACAGGCGGTAGTAACATCTTTACAGCCTGTAATCACATCTTCAACAGTTTCATACTCTTTAAACTCTGGGGGCTCCTCATCAAAATCTCTGTAATGTCTGGCAAGATGATTATATGCCCGTTTTCTATCACTATCTGGAATATCAAGACCACCACGACCACCAAGAAGTGCAACCATAGCAGCCACAGTGCCCCGCCAGTGTGTTTTGATTTCACCATCTTCTATATCATGATGGGGAGCCTTGTAAGCTGTAAAGTTATCAGCATTTTCCTCGTCATACCAGAGAAATCCTTTTCTGTATTTAGCCCAATCCATACTATCCTTACTGTCTGAGCCATCTGAAGATGCCCACTTTCTAAGCCTTCTTTCAGCATCCCTACCACGCCATCTCTTGCCTTTATCCATTAATGGATACTTCTTATAAGGGACAACCCCTCTAAATTCTTCTTCTATTTCAATCTCACCATCTTCAATCTTACTAAGAAGCTGTTTACAGACACACTTAATAGCAGGGTCTTCCTCATCTGCTTCAATTGACTTGGCAAGTGCTGAAGGATTGGCAGGAATAAGCACCTGTGATACTTCAAGCAGTTCTACATCTGTAAAGAGCCTATCAGGAAGGTCTTTTTTGTTTCCAAGAAGCTCAGCTATTGCCTCTTTGTCAAATGTATAATCCTTTGCAATAAATCCTACACTGAAAGCAGCCACCCCTTTTTTAGCAAGAGTGAATCCCCAGTCTGCTTCTTCATTTCCTTCACCAACAAAGTATTTAAACTTAGCCATTAACTGGCGATTTTCCTCATCAATCCACACTTTCTCAGCCACACCTATCTGTGCCTTAAGCTGGGAATAATTGTGTGAACTGACCAGCACTGGATGCTTCTTGTAGTTTTTAAGCCCCTTTTCCCAGGCATCTACAAGTATTACATCATTGTATCTGTCCACAGTTTCATCAGAAATGACCGCCTCAACCGTAAAGTTTTCTTCATCTACTGACTTAATCTGCCCTGTAAAAACCTTTCTTACTATTGACATTTTATATACCTCCTTTCACTAATGGAACGATTATACATTTGCATTCTACCGAAGTATCTTTCAAATCACATGGAAATCTTACTGTATATTTATTATTAATTGTAAAGACTTTACCATGCTTGTCTCTGTGATATTCATCAAAACATAGCCACTTATAATGAGTTATTCCAACATTTTTTATGACTTCATATCTTGCCAGATTCAGGATACCTGTGGCTTCTTTCTTGGCTATAATGCTTATCTTGGAATGAAGCAGATTAAAGACCTTTTTGATTTCGTCAATAAGGTCAGATTTGCTTTCCTGAATTGTCTTTAAAACCAATTTCTGCATAATACCATCTATGGACTTAGCAATAAGCTCGGCTCTTTCATGTAAGGCTTTACTTGGTGAAGTATCACCAATAGCAAGTCTTAAATGCTCATACATAGATGTTGCGCCAGATACATAACAATCAGCATAGATGGGGAATATCATGTCTTTGAGATTTTTGTAACCATTAGGCTGGAATATTCCATTCATCATCTTTTTATAATTCTGTCCTTCATTGATAGCTTTAAGAACTGCTTTTCTTTGTTCAAATATATATCTGCTGAGTTTTGACTGTATTCTGCCTTCGTATTCCACCATATAACTTATCAGCCCCACAAATTGCTTACTATCTTCTTCTGTATTAGTAGTCTGTTCTGCGCTATCTACAGGAACTTTATTCATATCAACCCACCAGACATCGCCCCAAACAACCTCTTCCATACCAAGGTCAAGCCTTTTATTAATCATATTAATTGGATAGCCCATCTGCCACAGTCTGTATGCAGTGTCTACCTTACGATAAAAGTCTTCCCTAAGAGCTTCAATTGAATTGAAATCAAATTCAACAACATATCTACCATTGCCTATTTTTGCAATAAATTGATGATTAAGGATGTCTTCTATATACTTCATCTTAGGAACTAATGTCTCTATCCAGAAAGCACGATGAGCGGCACGAATGCCTTCATAACTTTGTGTATCATCATAAAATCCCAGAACTACAGGATTAGTTCTGTATGCAGAGAAAATTTCTTCTCTCATAACTTTTTTAAGATTTACAAAATCAAGGTCTTTCTGAGACACAGTAAGTGGTTTGAAATCTGTTTCACCTTCAACTATGAGTATCTTATGCGCTTTTGAATACCCTTTATGTCTGTCTTCTATCTGTCTTATTACTCTATTGAATGCCTCATCTGTAAGTTCATTTTTAAAGGTAAGAATACCACTTACAGTTACACCCTCTTTAAAGAATGTTTTATTGTGCTCACCTGCGAAGTAATCCTGGTCAATGCTTAACTGCGCAGGTGTAGTTGGAGACATTCCTCTGACATCATTATGTGGGTTGAAATATCTAAAGAAAAGAATTTCATGCAGGTCAAAATCTATCTCTTGTGAGCCATTTTTATACTTCCAGCCTACAAGTTTACCATCTTCAATGATTTCTTTAAATCTTGTAGGCTCAAATACCCAGATTTCTTTGGGAACCTCTGTAGGAGATGTTCTGTCAAGTATCCAGAAGGCTTCACCATATAGTTCAAGGAAAATGCCTGTGGCTTCAAGTAATGCTCTGCCTGTCATTAGAGGGTTTGGTTTTGTCAGAACATCATAAAGCTCGCCACTTTTGATTTCCCGCCTTCTAAGTGGGTGTTTTTCATCATTTTCATCCTTTTCATACAGCTTTAAAGGAACACGAGCAATATTCTGGGCAATAGTTTTAATAGAAGCATAAGCCCAGATAGACTGCTGATAAGGAGTTTTTACTGTATCCTGAGATGCAAGAAGAACACGAATGCTTTTGAAGAAATTGGGGTCATTACCAAGTGATGGGGTTGTTTTTTTCTCTACTTTATTTCTGCCGAACAGATTTGATAAAAAACTCACTAATGAATTCTCCTTTCTGAACACTTGCTACATGGCAAGTAAAGGTTTCCTACAAGTTCAAGAGGCGCAAAAAACAACCCACAGACTGCTTTATCGTCCTCGTAGTATTTGATATAAGAACAGTCGTTGCAATATGCTTCTGGAACTTCAATTATAACTGCGCACTTTTTCATCATTCATATATCTACTTTATTGAAAATGCTTTCAATTATCATTGATAAACATCACACCCACAGAACTCTTAAAGATTTTGTAGCTCCTTTCCTCAGACTTGTGGCGCAGGCATATCGCATAGCATCTATAGCATGACTATCACAGATTTTGTCTGGCTCCTCTACAGGGTCGCCATCTTTATCCAACTTATAGCGATAGCCCCTCAGCTCTCTGATAAGATTTTTAGAACTATCAAGTATTTTGATATTGTATCTTTTCAGTATATCTATCCCCAATCTGACATCCTTGTATGCTTTTTTGGCATTTATTCCTGCTTGTCTGAATTCTTTAATTCTATCTGGCTCGGCACTATCACAATAGAAGGGCATTTGGTAGTGTTCTTCAGGAATAACTTTTTTAATAGCGGCTATTAGTTCTTCATTTGTAAGATTTACTTTATAAAGAATTTCTTCCACATAGACAGATTTTTCAGTTTCAGGATTTCTAGGAACATAACATCTGACAACTGCTGATGGCGCAGAATAGCCAAAATCCACACCATATATGACATGATACATGGTTTCATCAGGGAAATCAGTTCTTGCCACAGTTTGCCAGTTCTGAAATATAAGATGTGTAGGTCTGCCCCATTCGCCAAGAACATAAACTCTATACTGATTGGGGTCAGGTATGCTTTCAAGCATATCAATATAGTCCTGTTCCAAAAATGAATTATCTTTATATGTAGAATGAATAAATGTAAGGTCTTGTTCTTTATCAATTAGCTTATACTTCAACCAGTGCTTTTCATCTATAGGATTGAATGCAATAAAAATCTGATTTCTTTTACCATCTATAGAGGGATGTCTCAACCTCAGTTTCAACATTGAGTAATCTCCATAGGAAAACTCATTTGCCTCTTCCATGAATATATAAGACCACTTAGAGGATTTTATCTTTTCTGGATTATCTATTGAGGCAAAATGGATAAGATTATCCTTATATTTATAGTTTAAAAACTGCTTTTCTACAGTAATAAGGGGTCTTACCCCCATGCTATCAAGCAAATGTTCAAAATCATCAAGTGTAGATACTCGTAAGGATGGGAGTGTTTTCCTGACAATCAATATCCGTTTATTTTTTTCAGTAAGAAACTTATAGAGCAAAAGCTGAAGTATTGCCCAGCTTTTACCCGCTCCAGCTCCACCCATATTTACAACTATTCTGCCTTTAGCTTCAAGATTCTTGTAGAATAGTCTCGTTGCCTTCAGTTCTATCTTCATCTTCTGTTCCCTGTGTCTGGTCTTCTAAGAGATTTTTATTTTTCTCATTATCTATTACCTCGCTATTGACTTCTATTTTAGGCGCTTCTGCCGAATTGATAACAATCTGTATCTTATCACTGGCAAGTTCTGATTGCTTAATAGCCCGTCCTTCTGGCGTAAGGTCTATAAAATCTCTATAGGTCCTCAGATAGGACTTGAGCATATCAAGGTCTTCCATTGCTACATTCCTGAGTTCTCTAAGTGGCAGTCTTTCAAGCTCTTTCAATCCGCCTTCTTTCAGTCTTTTCATATAAATACCAGATGATAGCAGAAGCATCTTTATTCTGTTTTCAAGCTCACGAACAAATGAATAGGCATGTTCTTCTATCAGCTTTTCTCTTTTTGAAGACAGAAGCTCGGATTTATGATTATCATAAGCAAGCGCTCTTTCTATCCAGTTATACTTTTTCGCCCATATCCTAACAGTAGAACCAGTTACTCCTGCTTTCTTAGCAATTTTTTCAAAATCTCTGGTGGGACTTTCAAGATATAAAAGGAAGGCTTCATAGTTTTGAGGGGTTTCTTCTGGCAGTTTATCCCATAAATCAGGCATTTATTCCAACCCGCCTTTACAATTTGTATTAATGTTATACATAGCAACACGAAAAGATTTACTTAGTTTAGTCTCTTTTATAATGTCAAAACACGGCAAGAATACCCCTCCTTTGTCATTCGTTCATATAGTTCTTGCGCTTCAGTTTCAGATTTACATGAAATAACTACTTCATATTCAGATTCTGCAATTTCATTGCTTTTGTCTTTATAATCAGCTTCAGAAAATGAATCTGTCTCACTTAAAGACATTGATAGAAAGCTCTCTATTTCTTTCTCACTGAACGGAAAAGTTAGTGCCAAATCCTCTACAGAATATTCTGAAATCAAATCATTGATTAACTCAGCAGTCTTGTTTGTATCATAAGGGAATTTTGTCTCATTTATCTCAATTGCAATTCTTTTGGCTTGATGGTCTGAAATTTCACCCAGATTAAAACACATCACTTTATCTATACCAAGCTCAAGCAACACATCCAATCTGTGATTGCCATCTAATACTTCAAAAGTGCCATCAGCCATCTGCCTGACTATTAAATTTACAATTACTCCATTTCGGCGGATGTTCTCTTTCAGCTTTTCCTCCATAATAGCATCATCAATCTTATAATTCCATTCCGCCCTTCTTAGCTTATCTATTTCTATTTCCTGCCACATATCTTTGAAAACACTTTCAAAATTTTTAAACATTATACTATACCTTTCTTCAAATGTCAAGTTTTTAACGCAAAATTTCTTTACAATCAATTTAGTCTGTAAGGATATATATCTGTCAACACAAATTCTTCTTTTTAGTCTGTAGATATAGATATTTGTCAACATAAAAATTTCTTTTTAGTCTGTTTAGTCTGTGAGGATATACATATTTATTTTTTGTCAACACAAAATTTCGCTTTTAGTCTGTAGATATATACACACTATAACCTCTGGCGTCAAATTTTCCCCCACCCGTCATTCTTTTGACACATCAAAAAATTGACATGTCAAGAAAGCAGCATCAATTAATTGACAATCCTTGTGATTTGACAAGATATTGACAGAAAAATTCTTTATTGTCAGGAACTTGACAGGGAAAAATTAAAGTAAAGTATGAAGGATTGACGGAATGAGCAGGGAATGTCAAAGGAATGGCAGGGGGACAAAAGATTGACTGGAGGCAGTGTTAGAGGATTGACAGAGGGAATAAAGTTAGTAGTGAGTATATAAAATACTGGTAGTATGGTCGTATATAAAATAGGGGAATAGGTGCTGGAGAATAATAATATATAGGGGTCAGAATACTGGTAGTAGGATATGATACATATATATAATAATAGGGGTGGAAATATGTGGCAGATTGATAAAAATGGCAAATGAAATAATATATCATTGCTCATTTTTGATAAATGAATAATATTTTTGTAAACGCTTTCAAAAAGCTAATAATTAATGACTGGTATTTACTGAAATGATAAATGGGATAATATATCATTTATCAAAAATGATAAATGAATACTATATATAGTATACTGGCCGCCTTTATTGCACTATATATTGTATATCTTCTTTTAATAATACTATATATTGTGGTCTCTGATGTCTGTATATACTATATTTTGTTGTTGACAAAATATTATTTGTATGATATATTTTAATCAAGAAAATTTTTAAAAGGAGGTATGGGACATGGATCACAGGAAAAGTCAGGTGCTGTGCCTCTTCATCCCTCTTCTTGAGGGGCTGGAGAGGGAGTTTAAGGAGAGGACGGGTGTTCCAACCTGGCAGAATAGATGGCCGGGGCAGGAGCCCCGTATCCAGAGGCTGCATGAGCGGCTTCTGAAAAAAGCTCATAAGGCATTCAGTAAGGCTTGTGAGCTTTAATACAAGCCACTTCGGCGTCTTTGACGCTGGAGTGGCTTTTTTATTTAAAAACAAAAAGGAGGTTGATTATGTGTAAGTTTTATAAGATTCAAGACGAGGTCTTCAATGCCATAGACAATAGGGTAACAAGTAGGGAAGCAATATTCAGAATTGCTCGGCTGGTAGGGCTGATTGAAGAGGATGCTGATGCTGATGATACTGAAGTGAACACAGATATGGATATTGTAAGAATCTGCAACGTTGAATTCCGTGTTGAGCGCAAATGTCTTTTTTGCGACTACCCTGAGAACTGTGAAGACTGTCCCGTTGAGGACGGGGCAGAACCAACAAGATACATCTGCCCCTGTGGGCAGTATGAGTTTGACCCGTTGAATCGGACAGATGTGGAGATAGATGATGATGCAGTAGTCTATGGTGAGTGCCCCGAGTGTGGGGCATATCAAATACTAAGGATTGTTCCTTATGACGCCTTGAGGAGGGACAACCTATAAAACTACTCGCTCCGTCTTTGACGGGGCTTTATTTTATCAATTTAAGGAGGTTTAAAATGACAGAAATTTATTTTAAAAATGGTCGCTGGTATCAGCGGCTGGAATGGGGAACAACCACACCTATTTCAAGGCAGGAGGTCATTGACCTTCTGCAAGATAAGATCTTCTTGCTCTCTGAAGAAGAGCAAGAGGACCTACTAAGAGTCTCTGATAAAGAGACTCTAATTAAAGAAAAATTCTTCCTTCTGGGTTTTTCCTGGAAGGATATGGAAGATTGGTGTCTTCTCTGCTACAGACT